CAAGACCAGCGACAGCCGGGGCGTTACTGGGGTTGCCTTCCCACGCGGCAGCCTCAACGGCGTTGCCAAGCGTCAAAGCCAGTTCAGCAGCGATCCAGTCAGCGATCGACACGATCGAGTCCTGAAGCAGTTCCGAAGCAATCGTGACTGCGCCCGTGACCTTCTTCGCAGTTAGCGTCACCTGGTTGCTGGTGGGATCGCTGGGGGTGATTGCCACGTTTTCATCGATCCAGTACGCGGTGGCACCGGCAGTCCGACGCGGGAACAGGAGAACGTCGCTCGGCATCTGCACGTTGGTGGCGTTCTGAGCGAAGGCAGAATACTCGTCAACGAGCCGGATCACGGTGCTCGACAGGATGTCGGGCACGAAGGCTGCCCCGGTCGTGCTGCCGGTCGAACCCTGGGCACGAGCCTCGATGCCGTGGTCCTGGCACCACCGGCGGGCTTCAGCGTCACCGCTCTTGGCCTTGAACCACATGCCGACCGAGTAGGCGTCCTTGGCGTTCTCAAACGCACGCAGGCGGCCAGAGAAAGGAACCGCCTCGATGCGGTCGGCCTTACGCTCTTCGGCAGCTTCCGGTGCCGGGCTGCAACGCTCGACCACCGATCGCAGGTTCTTGGCCGAGTCGGAGATCGTCTTCTCAAAGTCGATCTTCTTCGACAGGTCGCCAGCACGCTTGTTCAGCGTTTCCAGTTCGAGGTCGCGCTCCGCGATCTTGTCGTCATCGCCTTCGATGGCACGAACTGCGTCGATCCGGTTGGCAAGCAAAACCGCTTCGTCCTGAAGCTTCTTCAGATTGTCCATGTGTGCGTAATCTCCAGCGGCGGTATTGCCGTGGAGTTCACGCTATTGCCGGTCGGTGCGTGTCTTGCAGTACCGCACTTCGGAATGTGTTGTGTGGACAAAACAAGTTCCGCGTGCCCCGCACTTCGGGCACCGCATGTACCGCTGCCGCTCGTTGCCAACCGGGCGGCTGGAACGAGTTCGCAGGCGCTCACCGCACTGGCACCTCACTTCAGACATTTCGCAGCCTCAGAGTCCATGCCGCAGCGGCATCACGCACCAGCGAACGTTTCGCAATCTCCGCAACCACCTCGGGGGCGGCAGGCGTTTCCTGCGTTGCCAACCATGCTTCGTAGGAACGCAGGGCAACAGATGCGGACGTGGAAGGGTAGGCCGGGTTCAGCACCGGCCCCACGTCGTAGAGTCCCGATACCTCGCGGATTTGGCGGATGGCCTTGCCGTCCTCGCCAGTGCGGAAGGATTCATTCTTCGGGTCCACCGTGAAGGCGAACGAACTGCCCCGCACGTCGCGCCGCTGAATCAGTTCGAGCACGTCGGCCCGGCTGACGGGTGGCGTCACCACGTACTTCAGCCCCTTGTCATCGCTGGAGAGTTCAAGCGTGCCAGAAGATGAACGGCCCAGCACGATATTGGAATCGTGGTTGAACAGTGCCACCACGTCGCCCTTGCCCCTCTGGCGGCTCAGTATCTTGTCGAAGGCTCCCGGCAGGATCTCTTCCCTGAAGCCACCCAGATCGAGCGACAGGCGGTTGTAGACGGCAGCGTAGCCGATGATGGCAGCCCGGCCATCGGCGCGGCTTTCAATCATCAGTTCGTTATCGTCCTCAAAGGCGAAATCGCGGCGTTCAATTTCCATCTGGGGTGTCCTCCTGTTCGGCCTGGTCTTGTTCCTCTGCGGGCGGCGCGGGCATCGGCTCAGTTGCCGGTGCTTGCTGCCCAACCTTGTCCAGCGTGGTCATGTTGAGTTGCACGAAGTGCTTGTCGCCTTCTGGCCCGATCGGGTTGAGGTTTTCAAGTTCGCGGATCTCGTTCACTGTCATCCAGCCGTTTTGCAACGCTGACACGTAGTAGGCCGATCGGCTGGCGTGGTCGCCACGAAGCAACCCGCTAACGCTGTGCTCGGCAAAATACGTTTCGTCGTCCACGATCAGGTCGCGAGAGATAGCCGCTTCCCACCGCTTCAGGTGCGGCAGCAGGCAGTGCTGCACGAACTCCGTGCCCTGCACCTCGATGTTCGAGTACGTCGATCGGGTGAGATCCTGAATCATGTGGGGCGGCACGCGGAACGCCCGGCATATTTCGATGACTTGATACTGCCGCGTCTCAAGGAACTGGGCCGCCTCATTGCTGCCGCTGAGTTCGTGGGCCTTCACGCCGTTGGGCAGGACAGCCGTTCGGAAGGCACGATCAGCGCCCCGGTGCATCCGCTCCCACTGCTCACGCAGACGTTCGGCCGCTTCCACAGGAATCGGGTTCTCCGACTCGAGCACGATGCCGGGCCGGGCACCGTTCCCGAAGTACGTGCTGCCGTGGGCCTCGAGAGCCTGCGAAAGCCCGATGGCATTCTGGAAGATCTTGTACGTGGGGATCGCCTTGATGCCGTCCTCTGTGGTGAACCGCAGGGCGAATATCTGGCTCTGGCTGTAGATCGTCTGCTTGCCGCTCGGCTCCCGGTATCGGTAGCGGAGGGTGCCATCCTCAAGCCGCTCGGCTTCCATACGGCTGGGGTGAAGCGGCCACAACTCCGAGATGGCACCGCGAGCACCTGGGCGAATCTCGGCGTAGGAAGCCCCGTAGTGCAGGTACATCCCCGTCATCCAATCGCGGAACTCCTGCGCCGTCTGCCACGGATTTGGCTGCGTGTGCAGCAGTCGGTACACAGGGTGCGTGGACGCCTTCGCCTTGCCACCGTTGGCAAGTCGTTCATAGACGTGCAGCGGCAGGGAAGATACGGCATCGGAGATCACCCGAATGCACGCCGTGTACGCAGAGCAGGCCATCGAGTTGTCAGCCGTCACGCGGATGCCGCTGGGTGTGCGGTTGCTGCCGCCATCGGTCCAGTCGATCCCGCGAAGCTCAAACATCTTGTAGTCTGGCACTGCTTCGTTCATATGCTCATGATGTCCCAGGATTGTTCGGGCGCTGGTGCCGTGGATGTCGCGTGGATGCCAAGGGCCATAGTCAGGGCCACGATGCCGTCGATTCGTTCGTTGGATTTCTGCTTGCTTGGCTTGATGTTTCCAGCGTGATCGCTCTGAATCGCCACATTCGACGCCTGCCACGCCAGCACCGGATGCCCGCCGTGCAGCAACTTGCCGCCAACCACCAGACCTTCTAACGCCTTGGCCGGGGCACTCATTGAGCCATAGCCCTGCCCAAAGCCTAAGACGTTTACGCCGTCGCCTTGCAGTTGCGTGGACAGCTGCGTGGCGTTCCAGCGGTCGATCGCCACCTGCCTGACGTTGTATTTCTTGGTGAGCGTCATGATGTCGGCCCGCACTTGATCGAAGTCCGTGACGTTCCCATGCGTCAGGTGGAGTTTCCCTTCCTTTGCCCACAGGTCATACGGCACACGATCCCGCTTCACCCGCTCCCGCATGTTCTCTTCGGGAATCCAAAAGTGCGGCTCCACCCAGAACCGGCCATCATCCAACTGGAACAGCAGGCAGAAGCAGGTGGTGTCGAACGTGCTGGCAAGATCGAGCCCCGCGAAACACTCACGGCCGTCGAGCATCACCGGGCAAGGCTCGTTGCCCTGCGCCCAGTGATCCATCCGCAGCCAGCGCGTATCCTGCTCCGTCCAACAATTTAAGTGCAATCTTTTGAAGGTGTTCTCTTCGCTGGGCATGTCCTGTGCCCGCTTACACCGCACCCGCAGGTCGTCGAGCTTCACGCTTACGCCAAGGTTCGGATTCGCTTTCTTCCACGTCGCTGCCTTCGTCCAATCGTCTTCAGGATCGGCGGCATAGATCGCAGGCAGGAAGGTAGGGTCTTTGATCGCCCCGTCCTGCACAGCCAGGGCATATTTCCAAATCTCCCAGCAGATACTCTTGCGGTCGAAGCCTGCCGTGGTAATCGCAACGCAGAGCGGCTGCCGCCTGGCTCCCGTCGAGGTGGTCATAACATCCCAGAGTTCACGGTCGGACTGCGCGTGCAGTTCGTCGAAGATAATCCCGTGAGCGTTTAGCCCGTGCTTGGTGAACGCCTCGGCAGACAACGCCTTGTACGTGGAATGCGTGTCCTCGCGGACGATGGAGTTACGGAACACACGCAGGCGGCCCCGCAACTTGGGCGAGTTCTCCACGCAGACTTTCGCCATCTCGAACACCAGGCGGGCCTGGTCACGATCGGCGGCACACGAATAGATTTCCGCGCCGGGTTCGCCATCGAAGAGAAGCTTCAAGGCGATGCCAGCACATAGCGTGCTCTTCCCGTTCTTTCTCGGAATCGCCAGCAGGCTTGTGCGGTACTGACGCACGTTGCCGTTCATCGTGCCGAACAGCGTGGAGATGTATTGCTTCTGCCACGGCTCCAGCAGGAACGGCTTGCCGCCGAGTTCACCCTTGCTGTGCGTCAGGTTCTCTTGGAAGAACCGCACCGCAATATCAGCAGCCTTCGCATCAAGCGAACATGCGGGCGTCGTCTTCGTCTGCTTGCGGGCCTTGGTCAACGGCAGAAACCCTTGAAAGTGCAGATGCAGTCAGGCCGAACTGCTCCGCAAACCGGAGCATGTGCAACCGCGAATCCTTTTTGCGATACCACGCCGGGTGATTCATCACGCGGCCCTTATCGTCCATGAACGTGGCCCCGTGCTGCTTTAACTCGGCATCGGCTTTTACCATGTCCGCAAAGGCATCGCAGTAACAGGCAAGCGTCTGCTGGTGTCGCATGCTCATCACCTTGGACGCTTCAAGCATCGGCACGATACGTGCCCACTCGGTCTGCCCGATCTCGCACAGATATGACGGCGGGTCTGGAATCCCCGGCGGTGCGTCGATGCCTGTCTTGTGCGGCCCGCGAATGCGTGAACCTCGCAGGCTCAAGATCGCCTTGGCTACCGGCTTCCTGCCTTTGCCCATTACGCCACCCTGAGAAATGACGGGAACCGTGGCACGCCGCCATCAGTCAACGACTGAAACTTAAACGTAACAAGCGTGCCAACCTTTGGCGGGCATCGCCTGGCTGCATCCGTCAGCCCTGACGATAGGCGGAACTCCTTGCCGTCTGCCAGACGCATCAACAGGGCACCAACTGCGGAAGCGTTCCTGCCGGTGCCGCCTTCGTAGCCGATCACGGTGGCCTCGGCATCCTGAAACGTCTTGACCTTGAGCAGCGTTGCCGATCGCTTTCGCTCGTAGGCACTGCCCGGCTGGCGAAGCATGAGCCCCTCACCGCCGAGGTACTCGACGCGGGCCAACTCCTCCAGCAGATCGCCGCTGCCAATGCACTGCCGCTGTGGCAACGCAAAGGCCGCGCTGCCGCTGATCGCTTCACGCATCGCAGATTGCCTTTCCTCAAAACCGCCGGAAGCCAGCGGGGCATCGAACGCTGCGAACCGGATTGAACGCCACGCATCGCCGCCGTCATGCGACCGCACCAGGCCAACCGTCTGCTGGAACTGGCCGCGACCAATCCAGAGTTCACCATCGAGCGGCTCGCCCTTCGGCAAAGCATCCACGAACCACTGCGGGGCGTGGATCGGCTGCCCTGTGCGAGTGGTCAATGTGCGGCAATCCCACACGGCCCGCACGCCGTCGAGCTTCTCGGAGATCCACCAGCCGGTGGGATCGGAACCGCTCCAGTTCTTTGCAAGCAGTACGGCCATCACTCCACCTCCAGCCAGAGTTGTGCCAGCGTGATCGGGGCAGGCTCGCACTCCTGGGGCGAGATCAGCCAACGATAGAAGCCGCCGTCTGGATGGTGCGACGGTGGCAGCACCGACTGTGCAGGCTTGCCACCAAGACGCACTTCAAGCGTGTCGTGCTTGACCCAGCCGCATGGCGGGATCGCATCAACAAGGCGGAAAAGCCGGTGCTCTCCGCGATGGCTGGCCCATGTTGGCGTCATTGCAGGAAGTCGCATCTGCTTTGCCAGCCGCTTGCCAGCCGCGTCGTCAAACTCCACGTCGATCAGCCCGCCGTGTCCCAGCAAGATGCCGACGTTGTAGCCACTTTCCAGCCACGCAGCGACCACTTCCGGTGATGTCGAAGCAGTGTTTTGCCATGCCATGCCGAGCGGTTTCTTTGAACGTCGCCCCACCTTTACGCACGCTGCGCCGTGGCCGATCAGCGCCGCCAGGCCCGCATCGCAAGAGACACAAGTTGCCATTGGAAGAACTCCTTTTGAGATGAATCACGCGGGCAATCCTACGCAAAACATCATCGACTTTTCAATGGGCAATACGTGCATTTTGTTCTAGAAAAATAGACCTCAGACGCACTTTTGCTTGTCACGAAATACGCGCCACAACTCGCTGCGTGGCCTGCATCGTCAGCCAAGTTCAGACCGCCCAGCACTAGCCTGACGTTTAGCGAAGGCGGCAGGCCGGATGCGGCGGCCACTAGGGGGCGTTTAATTCGGCCCCGCGTACGCGCGGCAACCGGGTGGTTTGTTACAGCGGGGTGCCGCTTATGATCCAAACCGCCCCACCCGACCTATTTTCGCAGCGGTTTCAACTGCTGTCTTCTTGCTGTGGCACCGCACGCATAGCGTTTGCCCACTGCTTATGTCGTACCTCGATCGGCCGTCTTCGCAGCGGTCAGTGCCAGCCACGATTGGCGATACGTGATCGGCGTGAGCTTCTCCCTTGCCGCCACACACGCGCCCGCAAGCGCGGCACTGCCACGCATCACGCATGAGCACGGACAGACGCCACTGCTTGTGTGCCTTGTCGCAGTAGCCACGAGCAGCCGCGTTCAGCCTGGCCGGGCCAATGCGTGGCGGCCTGTGGCTGGGCATGCGTGTAGGCATGGGCCTAGCTCTTGAACATCACGAAGCCGGTCGTGCCCGTGCTGTTGGTGGTGGCGCTGACGATCTTGAGATACTCGGTGCCGAAAACTTCATCGGGCAAAGCGTATGCCCGGCCTTCTGTGGTCGAGGCGGCCAGCGTCAGGTCAGCCACGCTGCCATCCACCTTGTACAAGCGGCGGAACGCACCAGTAGGGGCGGAACCCACCCACATCTGTAGCGACGCGGCAGCGGTGCTCATGGTGCCAAACGAGACTACAGCCCCTGCAACGTCACGCATGTCGAGCGTGGTGGCCAGGCTGGTGGCTGTGTGCAGGGTGATGTCGAAATCCCTGTGCTTACGGCTGATCGTGGCATCGGACATATGTGGTCTCCTGTGCCTCTAGGCTAGGCATCTGTGCCGTTCCCCTTGCAGTAGCGGGGTGGCCGTCTTCTCAATGAAGAGCGCAGTTCAGCCCGGCGGCGCGGGCAGCGGCATCCAATGGGTGATGCCTTTCAGGAAGTTCATTCGCTGGAAAGCA